AGCTACAGGGACTTCTTTTAGTGTGACGATGGCTCAAAACACCACGTTTGCATTCACCAATCCCCCTAGTTCTGGCACAGCGTTTAGCTTTACGTTGTTTATAACTCAGCACAGTACCGCTGTTACGTTAACTTGGCCTAACACGGTAGATTGGGCTGGCGGCTCTGCACCAGACGCGGCGGGTAATAACGAGGTTCAGGCATACGCCTTTTTCACCAGAGATGGCGGCACGACATATTATGGCTTCTTGGGAGGAACCGCCATTGCCTAGATCATTTGATAGTGTTTTTTACGGCGCGGCTGGTGGCGGAGAAGACCTACCATCAGATGACCAGTTCAACCGTGTTAGTTTTCTCAGTCATTTTGACGGTGCTAACAACGGCGTGAACAATGCGTTTGATGATGGCTCTGCATCTAACCACACAGTCACTGCCAACGGCAATGTAACTCAAGGTAGCTTTGGGCCATTTGCTAGACCAGATGGTGAGTGGGGTGTAGCGTTTGATGGTGATGATTATTTAAGTGTTCCAGATAGTGTAGATTGGGATTTCGGTACAGGCGACTTTACTGTAGAAGGTTGGGTCAACCCTGCGTCTGACTTAGCGTCGGATACACAATTTATTGGTTTTGGCGATGGTGATAACGGCGGAAACTTTGGTTTTGAAGCAACTGGAAAACCCTATTTTTATCATGGGGGATATTATGCTCGTACTAATACAGCATTAACTTTAGTATCATGGTCACATATTGCATTTGTAAGAAGTTCTGGCAATTTAAGTTGCTTTATTAACGGAACATCGGCGGCATCAAGTAGTTATACTGGAAATGTTGGAGGGTCTTTGGCTCCAAGAATCGGGGCGTATTCTGGTGGACAATATTTCAAAGGATATATGTCTAATGTTCGTATCGTTAAAGGTACAGCAGTTTATACAGGAAATTTTACCCCATCAACATCCAAACTAACAGCAATCACAAATACTGTGTTACTGACCTGCCAAAGCAACAGGTTTATTGATAATTCTGCTTCTGCTCACACACTCACACCAGCAGGAAATCCAGCAGTCTCAGCATTTGGCCCATTCCTGACCAGCGCAGTGTATGACGCAGCGGTAAACGGGGCGAGTGCATACTTTGATGGTACTGACGATTTAACTATACCTACTAGCTCAGATTTTAACCTTAGTAATAATCCGTTTACGTTTAGTTTTTGGGCAAATTTTTCTAGTGGCGGAACGGTATATGGACGGTATAATTACCCTTCTTCTCAGAGAGAGACATTTATAAGTTGTTATGATACTGGAGTAATTACTGTCCGAGTTTCCCCTAATGGTACTGGTTATTATACTCACTCTACAGCTTCGGGTGTTTTTGGTTTTAATCAGTGGAATTACATAGTAATAACACGAACGATAGATGGCAGTGACTCTATATTTAAAACATATGTAAATGGCACATTGTCTGCAACTTCTACATTTGCGATGACAACAATTTATTATGCCAGCCAAACAACTTACATTATGAATTATGGGGCTGTTGCTGAGAGACCAACGGGTTACTTGTGTGATTTTAAATTAGTTAATGGTACTGCAACAGCTGCTGACAGTTCAAACCCGACAGCCCCTGCAACAAATACAACCAACACCAAGCTGCTCTTAAACATGGCCGATGGACAGGTGTTTGATAGTGCTGCTCAAGCGGAATGGACAGGCACAACGGTAGCAAATGGTACGCCTAAACTGCAAACAGGCCAAAAGAAAATTGGCACATCGTCTTTATACTTTGATGGCAGTTCAAATTATTATTTTCCAAATGGATTTTTACCCGGTGGTACGGGAGATTTTACAATAGAGTTTTGGCTTCGTGCGTCAAATACAAATGATAACGCAACAATTCTTACCGCTGGCGGTATTTATTTTCAATTCTATCAGAATAAACTCCGTTATTTTCCGTACAACGGCGGTGCATATATAGACAGCAGTACAATTTCAACCAACACTTGGTATCATGTTGCAGGAGTTCGTTCAGGCACCACTTTTTATTATTTCTTAGATGGAACGTCACAAGGAACATTAACATCTGTTACAGCTGCGGTTTCTAACGGGGCGGGTTACTTTGGAATGAACGGTAGTTATCCATACACAGGCTATATTGATGAAATGAGGATTAGCAGAATGGCTCGTTACACCAGCAATTTTACCCCTGACACAGAACCATTTGCAGACAAAGGAAAATAGATATGAAGATAGCAAGATTAGATGGCAGCACCATAGCTGAGATAGCAGACCACAAGTCTTTGTTTCCCAACACTTCATTCCCTAAAGCTGGTCCTGATGCTGATTGGTTGGCGGCTAACTCATGTGCGGAAGTAGTAGTATTTCTAGCTTATGACTCAGCCACACAGAAAAACGAAGCAGTTACGCCTTATCTGTCAGACGGCAAAGTCTACACGCGCCGTGTAACTGACATGACCAGCGAGGAACAGGCGGCGGTAGTAACAGCGGCTAACGCAGCAACAGCAACACGCAACAGGGCAGAGCGTGACAAGCGGCTGGCAAGTTGTGATTGGGTTGTGACCAAGGCGCTTGAAAGCGGTGGGGCTGTGCCTAGTGATTGGGTAACTTACCGCACAGCATTACGTGATATTACTACTCACTCTAACTGGCCCAACCTAAACTATCCTAACATAGACGGTAGCGGGGGCGATTGGCCCACTGAGCCTAGCTGATGCTTGGTTTTTCCCCACTAGCTGACAACTCCATTGCTGGTTTCGGCAATATCCCCGCTGACGTTGCGGTTACAGGGGTTGCTGGCACGGGGGCTGTTGGAGCTGTTGCAGTTTCTACTGATTCAGAATTAGGCGTAACAGGTATTGCGGCGGCAGGATTAGTAGGCTCTTCTTCGGTTGCAAGTAATTCTAGTCTTTCTGTTACAGGCGTTGCAGGAACTGGATCAGTTGGTTCAGTGTCTACAGGTGTTAGCCAAACAATTTCTGTCACAGGTGTTGCTGCCACAGGCTCTGTGGGAAGTGTTTCCACTACAAGTAGTTCTAGTCTTTCTGTTACAGGCGTTGCAGGAACTGGATCAGTTGGTTCTATAACTTCTAAGGTTAATAATTCCGTATCTGTCACAGGTGTATCTGGTACAGCGGAGGTAGGAAGAGTTTTAGTTTGGTCTAGGATTGAACCCAATCAAACTTCCAACTTCTCAAACATAAACCCATCACAAACCCCGTCTTGGACGAATATCGCTGCTTAGGTTCAATTGAACCAAACCGTATAGTTGATTAAATGACTTAGCATGGGTATAGTTCAAACATATTTATAGTTGAGGTCACGGCATGGCTACATATACCGCATCTAACGCGATTAAAAAAATAACCACGGGGGATGAATCGGGTTCGTGGGGCAACAGCACCAACAACAACTTTGATATTATAGACCGTGCTGCGAACGGTTTTGTTTCTATTGCTTTGTCCAGTACTTCGTACACTTTGGCTTTATCAACTACGGCTGTTTTATCCAACGGACATTACAAGGCGATAAAGTTTACTGGAACTCTGGGTGGAACTTGCACGGTTACATTAGAGCAAAATGACAAAGCTAGAATGTATATGATCCTTAACAGCACAAATCAAACCCTGTCCATTACGCAAGGGTCAGGGGCCAACGTCACTATTCTTGCAGATAAGTCTGCAATTATTTTAGCTGACGGTGCGGGAACAGGTGCAGCGGTTACAGACTTTACTGCGCTTGTTAGTATTTCAGAATTGGACGGCATTACTGCGGGGACGGTAACCGCTAGTAAATCAGTTGTCGTTGATGCCAACAAAGACATTACGGGCTTTAGAAATATTACAGCTACGGGCGATGTTGATATTGATGGCACCACTAATTTAGATATCGTAGATATTGATGGGGCGGTAAATATTGCTGCAGCTACAACTATAGCAACGGATAATAAAATACAGTTTAGAGATACGGGCCTGTACATTAATTCCAGTGTGGATGGTCAGCTTGATATCGTTGCAGACCCTGAAATT